GCTGCGAGGTCAAGGCTTGCTCTGCTCTAGCCTGTTCCATAGCGGTTAATGCAGAACCTGCTTGCTGCTCCTGTATGGCCTTCTCAAGAGCAAGTTGCTCTGGTGTGCCACCAAACATACTGGTTTGAACACCTGTCCTTCCCTGTCCAAATAGACGCTCCTCAAGAGCAAGACGCTGACGCTCCTGCTCTGGTGCTTGCAGGGCTGTGAGGTTGCCCATAATTTCCTGCTCTCGCGCAGCCCTTTGTGTAGGGTCTTGCGTAAGCATGCCTATTAAATTTGCTTGCTCTTCGGCTCTTGCGGCAGGATCATCTAGCATTCCAAATGCCCGAGTGCCAAAGCCTAGCATTCTTTCCTGCAAAGCCTGCTCAGTAGGGCTAAGGCTTGTGTCTAGATTTCCGGTAGAGCTAAACCCTGCTCTTGCGCCTGTGGCTGTGGTGACACCAAAAGGTTTGAACTGAGACTGTCTACCTATCTCACCCATTAAACCGCCACTCGCGGCTTCGGGAGGACGATCACCGTAGACAGTTCTTACGTCACGCTCACCTGCTTTTTCAATGTCGCTGATTGCTTTCTGTTGAGCGGCTGCGCTACCTATAGCAGACAGCAAGCCACCTGTTTGCCCGCCAATCAAACCGCCAACAAAGTTTGTAAATGGGTTATCCATTAGTAAGTACCTCCATCAATTGTTGCAAAGGTAGACGTACCACTAACGACTAAGTTAGCTGCGGTTACCGTTCCTGTAAATGTAGGAGACTCAGAGTTTGACTTACTGTTTACTGCGACAGCAATTGCATCATACTCAGCCCCTACCTCAGAGCCTTTGATTACTTTAGCGGGATTACCACTAACCAAAGTATCCTTGGCGGCGAAGTTTGTTATCTTCGTGTAGTTAGACATTACACAATCCTTCCCATTAGGGCTTGAATATTAATTTCTTGCAAGGCAATGGTCTTGCCGTCAACTGTGGTCTCTACGCCAACGGCTACTACTGTACCCTGCCCTGACGTATTGATTTTCTTTCGCGTTATCAATGCGATAGAGGAAGAATACTCTGCCTCGGTGTTAAATTCTGAGATGTTATATTGTCCTACATTTGACTTGGGTAAAGTATATGCTTGCTTTTTGTACGCACCAGAGTAGTCGTATGCCCAGTTCAATACCACCGTAGCCTCAGCCCCATCAAATGTAGTGAGGTTAATCTTCTTCAAGAACTTTAGGTTAGATGTATCGCCAAAGCTAAGAGGATGACTAAAGTAGCTAAGAAGATAACCTGATGTTCCATCTTGAAACCCTGTGTATTGAGCGATACCCGCACTATTACCGATGTATAAAGCCTCGGTAGATGTGTTGGCAAAGATTAATGGATTAATGTGCGACCATGTTGTTGCTCTAAAGCTGCCATCCTGCAAAGGGAAGCGAGTATCAAAGCAGTATACTACAGCTAGCTCTGGGAAATTTAGTAACACAAATGCCTCGCGAGGCGAGTAATGCATACTAATGTTTCCTGTTTCTCCCGCGAAGAGGGACTTGATGTCGTTGTTTACGTTCTTAGAGATGTCACCGATAGGAGCTGACTTCTCTTGGATGGTTCTTGCTAGGCTTCTTACACCTGAGTCATCAAGGAAAATCAAATCTTTACCAGTAGACACCACTGCGTCTCGCGACACACAGCCCACATTAGATATGGTATCCGCAAGGGTCATGTTGGCAGGGCTTTCCGCTCCTGAATACAAGACGATAGAGTTCCTACCAAATATCACTAGGAAGCCATTGTGAGCCGCAAGGGCAACGATTGTATCGTATCCTGTAGGCCAGACAGTAGTGATGTCAATCGAGCCTGTAGAGCCTCCTGACCACGCTGTGCCGTCTAACAGATCAGACCAGTAAATCGTAGACTTATTATTTGTAAAGTCTGCTACCCATAACCTACCGAACGCTGCTAGACACTCATTGCCCTGTGGTGGTGTGCCTGTGGCGTGTGTATGAGCAGACATCTTATCTACTGTCCCTGCGTGATCCGAGTACAGCAGCGGTTCTTGACCACGTTGGAACATAAAC